GGAGTAGATACTTTTTAATGGTTGCGTCTGGGAGTCCGGTGCATTGCTTGTAATGATAGAACATGCGATCTGAGGTTAAATCGAATTCTTTTGTGATAGCGAATAGTTCATGTGATTTTCCGATACCACCACCTGACCAGCGATGTGATAATATTGAGGTATTGGGTGTTAGAATTCTTTGGCCCTTGGTGCCAGCCATGAATATCATGAGGGCCGCTGAGGCAATTTGGCCTATTCCTATTGTGCGGATAGGGATATGAGAGGATCGCATCACGTCAATAATGGCAAAGGCATCAGTTAAGCTGCCACCTTGCGAATTAATTAGAATATTCAGAATATCTGGGCGCTCTTCTTCCTCGCAAAAATTGGCTTCGATGACAAATTGAACCACTTGCTTGGCCACTTCTTCGTCAATATCATTGAATATGAGGCAGAATGCATTTTTATTGTGCTTGGAATTGCCGGATAAACCAGATAACATACTTAAATCAAGTGATTTTTTCATAATTAATTCCTATTAATTGTTTGAATTTGGTTTGGAATATCCGTTTTTGTAATTATAGCCCTGGATATTAAAGTTTGGTTTGGATAATAGTCTATCCATTTGAGTTTCGCAGTTTTTGCAATAGACTGCTTGATATGGTGTTTTAGATGCCACTTCCTCGATTCTGCCACAAGCCGGGCATTTCCAATCCCATAATATCATTCAGTTTTTCCTTTCATATAGTGCCGATTAATATAGTTCGTAATATGTTCATATGCACAAAGCGACTTTGGTTTTTCTTTATCTTCGACGCAAAGTTCGCATTTAGAGCAATCGGAATTGCATTTGTCTTTATTAATGAAGCAAAGGCGACGTTTGGTTACTGCTTTCAAAAGAGCGAGGTTTAACATTTTTCATTCTCCTGGCCAGTTCAGGAAACCAATCGGAGCGGCGACCAATCATAACCTGAGCAGGCATATTATCTACGGAAATTCCCAAAACTAATTGGGGTATTTTAATGGTAAATAATTCTTCAACCATTATACTATATATTGTTAATTGTATCCAGTAGTTTTGCACGTCTTGCATCGATTTACTATTATTTGAGGTTTTCCAATCGATAATCGATGGGGTCCCATCGAATGAGGCAATGCAATCAGTTGTGCCCGCTAATTTTAAAGTATCTGAATATAGAGGACATTCGATTGCTCTAATATTCGATACCCTGTTAAGAACTGGTTTGAATAATTTTATTTGTTCTTTGAGAAGTATGTTTTTACCATAATCCACAGGGTTTCCAACAAGAAGGTTTTCAACCGACTTGTGAAAGAGGGTACCGCGACTGGAGGCTCTTCGGCTGACTTCGTTTGCGTACTCTTCACCAACTGCTGCACGCCAGTCCGCCAAGGCACTAGAGTCACTTGACCTAGACAACCAGGTGGTGACTGATTCGTAGATGTTTCCTTCTGGTGTTGTGTAGTTTCTTCCATATTCTCCCCCATCATTCCGAATTAACTGCACGGTTGGCAGTATATCAATAAAATTCAAATTGTGCCCCTTTCAAAATGCATCCAATCATAATTTTTTAAGCGACCAAGAGATAACCATTGATGTGACTCAAATATATCAATCATTGGTTTATATTCTATTCTGGCAAATCGAGCTGTTTTACTAGTTTCTTTTAGTTTATTCCGATCTGGGTCCAAATCGATTGCCAGGCCCCAGGAATGTCGAGACCATGAGGTGCCACCACGCATTGCTCTGAAACTAAAACAACCACCAAATAGGTCTATTCTGAGGGCCTGGATCTTTTCCAAACCATAATAATTCAGAATTTCAGTGAATATTGTTGTAATTGTTTGAGCCTCAGTTTTATGACACCTAATTTTATTAACTGTAACCGGAGTATCCCAGGCCAATTTCAAATTAAATGGTATTTTTGCACTAGTTAAATATGAACCCTCTTGATTGGGCATCCCATATTTTGCCATTAATTCTGCATCTGAAAACTGTCTTAATGGGTTCATAATTCGTCCTCAGCCAGAATCAGGGCCTTGACAAATCCACTACGAACAATATCATTAGGATAAAAATGAATTGTATCGATATATTTTGTTAATTTACCTGCAAGTGCCATTAACCAAGGATAACAAGAAACATCTTTTTTCGAGTTTAAATCACATTGTTTAGTGTCACCCAATATGATTAATTGTGAGTCATCATCTATTCTGGTCATTGCTGTGCGAACCTCAGGAATTGTCATATTCTGAAATTCATCAATTATGATAATTGATTTCCTAAATGTAAGACCACGGGTATATGACGTAGGGATAAATTCAATCAAATTCTTCTTGGTTAAAATGTCCCAAGCGGTGTCATTACCGCACAAGTCATTAATTAACTGCCGATACGGGGCAGTATAAACATCCATTTTCTCATTTGCATCACCTTTTAGGAACCCAATGTCCCTAACTGGCACTGCTGATCGAATAATAATAACTTTATCTATTTTCCTTGTGAATAATTGCTCTAGTGCATATGAACATGCAACTATTGTTTTGCCTGTACCTGCAGAGCCCGCTGCGACAATATGGGTTCCATTATTTAGTGATAGAATCATTTGCCTTTGTGCTTCATTTAATGCATGAATAGGATTTTTAATCGCTAAATGATCCCCACGTTGTTTTGCTACAACAACACTTTTACTTTTTGCTCTGGATACTTTTTGCGTAGGCACCATATCTGTTCCTTCTTGGTTATTGTTATCGGAATCATAATATATGGTCATCAAAGTCTGGTCAATGTCGAATAATCAGCTATTTCTGATTTAGGTGCCTTAGAGTGTGCTCTCTGTAATACCTCTTTCACGTCTGATCTTGGTTGTGTAAAACCTAGTCGAACGGGATCACCCAATGAGGGTGGTCTGGATATTGTTTGATCAACGTAACCAAGTGCCATACAAAAAGGGCAGGCCTCGGATTCTGGTTGCTTTCGATCTGCTATTTTATATTGTGCTTCCCAATATGCATTGCAATTGGAACAAATATACTCATATGTTGGAATGATATTCTCCTTACAACCTTACAATTTCATATGTTTTCCATCTAGTTTTGAAACCGGACTCAAAAACTAGTTTAATTAGAACTTCACTACCACTCGTAACCATAATCTTATTCGATACAACATCTTTAATCCCAAATCGACTTAGTATCATAAGCCCTCCGATTAAAAGTTAAGTTACATAGTTATTGTCCTACATAATTTGGAAATATACTCTTCACCAACTCCTTTGTTATTTTTGGGTATAATTCTTGCAATTGCTTATCTTTAGCAGCAATCAAAACATCGGCTTCCTGATATGCAACTTGCTCTAGAATCTGAATTAGAACGCGTTCACGGTCAAGTTTTCGACCTAGTGCAGCAGGCTTTCCACTAAACATCACGCAACCCTTCAATCGACCAATTTGACCGGCCAATGGTGTTGCTGTATCTGGGTGGATTGTTTCGTTTCGATTGTAAGGTGGGGCCCCTTCTGGGAAGTCTAACTTGATTCGATCATCAAAGTTAAGTGATAAGAGCATGTTTAGTGGACCAATACTACCCCATTTCCTTAATAGTTCAGCTCTTTTATCATCTGATATTGCATCATTGATTAACTTCAAATATTCAAACGCATGCCTTGCGTTGTTTTCATTTATAACGACATTATCCATGTAAGGGTTCCTCGCTTCTGTAAACTCAAAAGTGTCACGTTTAAAAAGGTTTAAAATATCCAAAACTATACTCATGCATCAAAAACTTCCGATCTCATCCATTAGATGTTTCATTTGGTTTTTGATCATGTAGTTCATAATCTTGTTTTTGTTTCCATTAACTTTCACATTGTTATACTCATTAACTATATCATTATATATGTTATCAGGAATTAAATCAAAATCAACAAGTGTCCTATTACGCTTGTAATTCCGAAGTGTATCTTTGTCAAGACCTTCTATGAATTCTAGGAACCTCATATTGTCTTGCATATATGATAGATAAGTTTTCTTGATTGGTTTCTGCCTAACATGGTCGACAATAGAGTTGTCTGGTGACAGTATATTTGGAATAGCATCTGTTGGATCACCCATCACAATGTGCTCGATTAGGAAATTATCTAGTGACATTTTGGGTGTCACCATCTTTTTCTGAATTGAGTTATATTGTTTGACGTTTTTATACTTTTGCAATTGAACCATATCACCGTCTGCTGATATAATGGTGATTGGTTTTGGCTCATTGTCGAATAAACCAACTGTTGTTAAGTCATTAGTTTGTAGGTGTTTTGTAACGACTGCAATTACATCGTCTGCCTCGGCACCATCAACTTCGATCACTTTATAAGGGAAGTATTCAATTAAGTCTTCCTTCATGGCAGTCAATTCTCGCTGAATAAAATCCCAGTCCAAATCTGACTTTTCCCTACCTTCTTTTCGGTGGCCTTTATAGTAAGGGAAGAAATCCCTTCTCCAGTAATTTTTAGAGTCACAGGCAATCAACACTTCCTTATCTTTAAACTTCTTCATATATGACAGAAGTTGAGATAGGAACAAATGTTTAATTAGCTTTTTACCATCAGGGTTAGTTGAATTTGCCTCATGTTTTAGGTGAACAACAATTGACCCAATGACAACTTGACTAAAGTCAATGATCAGCATTATTTGTAACGTTCCTTCCATTGCTTGACGACTTCGTCTGCAATAATAGCTGCCTTCTGAACATCAGATGGTGACAGAACTTGCTTGCTAATGATAGCAGCACAACATGCCTGCACCCAAACTTCTGATCCGTGCTTAACATTAACAGCAACTTGTGCTTCGGTGATTTCCTTTTTTGGTCGACCTGGGCCCTTTTTGACTTCTGGTGGTACTGCAAACCTGTCATTTAAGACTTGATCTGTTTTCCTACTACGTTCACCTTCTAGATCTTCATTCATATTTTTCTCCTGTTAGTTACAACCATCTCAATGTGAAAAGTAAAACATCTTCCTCATGTTTGAAGAAAATTCGTCTTCCATCTAACCAATTGGCTCGCCACCTGCAACTTTTATGACCACCACCGTTACCACACATCTCATTACACCACTTTATAACATCACCCCAAATGTCGAGGGGAACAAAAACAACCCAGTGACCTTTATATGCCTTTCTAATCTCTAGTTCGGCAACAGGCAATTTCCAAGTGTTCATGTTCCTGTTTCTTGCTCTTCGTTTTTGGTTACTACTCAATGTATGACTCCCACTCCTCTGGAAAGTTACAGTTGGTTGGTGCCCCTTTGAATAACGGAGCAATATCTGAATCGTTATAACCTGCTAAACCACACCCAATCCTTGTAATAAAGAATTTTAGATGGGGTCGATCAGTTGCAAAGTCCAAAAACATTTTAACGTATGGTTTTATTTGATCAAGTGACATGGTTTGAATGTTTTTATCTTTTGTCGGAATGGCATAAGACCAACCACGCAACCCTACACCAGAACCATATAATGCTCCATATCTTCGATATGCCTCTGATGCGGCTCCAGCACCATGAACACCAGCTAAATTGGAGCCAAATACAAACACAGCAATATTGGTTGGTTTAGTTCCATCTACATGATAAGTGTATTTCATTTGGCTAGTTTCTTTGCCTCTTTTTTGGCTGCTCTTCTAGTTAATCTATCAGCACGTTCTAGATCATGGTTTGGATTAACAAATGGTTTACGCTTGGAAGCATCAAAAACCAACGTACCTCTTTTGTACCGTTTTAGTACAGTAGAAGATGATTTGCGTCGAACTGTATAATCCTCGTATGACTCATTTGCACCACGTGCGGGTTGCAGAAGTTCTGCAAGTGTTTTTTCAACTTTGGTTTCTGTCACCGGAGCACTTTCTGTTGTTTCAATATTTTCGTTCAAAATTTTAACCCCTTTGAAATGTTACCATGACTAAATAATTCAACTGAATCACAACACCTTTCCCTAAAGCCAATTGCATCACCGTTATTACACATCTCGGATGCTTGTTTCAATAGTTCTCTAATTGAACCGTCCGTTTCGACTTCGACAGTAAAGTATCCATCAACTGCTGCCTCACGAAGATATTTTAAATCTCCGGGTGCAGCTTCTGGACCTTTAACAAAAACATAATACTGTTTCACGATGTAGTTACCTCCGTTTCTGGTGCTTGAACTTGTTCATCTTCTTGAGTGAACGCTTGCTTAGTCTTCTTGTTTCCTTTATTCAAGAAATAAGTTGGGCTATTTGGGTTCCATGCAGTCTGTCTTTTGGATTTGCATTTGGAACCCGAGATGTTAAATGGCTGGCAAGCCGGGTTCCTTGGATGATTTAGTACAGATTCTTTACTCATTTAGATCTCCTATTGAAATAATATTTTATTATGACTAACTTTTAATGTCAATTAAAAGGTATTAAGAATAATCATACTGGCACTCAAGCGACCTTTTAATGTACCAGAAGTTGCTTTGATTGTGTTGAACCATTCATTGATTGGTCTCTTAGTCATTTCAGAGACACCCTTCAGTTGTATTTCTGGTTTCCTCAAAATCTTACTGCCCGACTTGACAGGATCAAAATTCATAATTGATCCACCGCGGGCTGATAACAACATACCGTCCTGGGCAATATATCGAATGATCCTTCGTTTAACTGTATCATACAAATACACCGTATCTGAGGTCACAATTTTTTCTGGTCGAATTGATTTAAGTTGTAATGGTTCGAAGTCTGGTAACCACTTCAATTTAGCAACCAATACCGCGGCAGGCTTCTCTTTCTTTACCCTTGGTTTCTTTGTTGCTTTGGCAACTGCTGCTGCAACATTACAACCATCAACAATATCATTAACAAACTGTGTTACGTGCCTTAGTTTAACTGCACTTAGATGAGAATATGCCTCAATCATTTGTGAGTTCATATCAACAGCAAACAATTGCTCTGGTGTCATTGCATCTTCTTTGATCTTCATTTTCTTGAGTTCGGCAGCTCGTTCTCTTGCAAGAGCAACCATTTTGAATTCTTCAACGTCTTTTAAGAAAACATTACCTATCCGTTTTGCAACAACAGAACTAATTTGGTTTTTCTTCAAGTAGTCTTTTACGTCAAAATCGGTTGCATTCAAACAGAATTCATCTATTGCAGCAGCAATTTCACCTGCATGAGTTGCAACTTGAGCGTTAATTGCGTCTTGCACATTTGGTCTATTTGACTTTGTTTCCGTAACCACAACCTCTTTTTCTGCTTGTACTTCTTTTATTAATTCATCATATTTGTCATCAATGAAGTCTAGATGTTTTTGCTCTAAAACAGCACCACGATCAAGTTGTCTAATAAGTACACCAACTTGTCTAAACCTACCTTCTTTTAATGATGCCAAACCAGTTACAACTTTCTTTTTTGATTTCCAATAAGCAATGGCCCACCCTTGTTTTAATTTATCGTCAACTTCTGCATTATGAAAGTTCAATAACTTGACTAATGAACCAGAATAGTCCATTGGAGCCAATTCTGGTTCATTGTTTTCCCACGCTGCCTTTTTTGCCTTGGCACGCAGTTTTACCCTAGCTTGGGTTTTCTTGTTTCCAATTTTTGCCATTTTAAGACATTACAGCCTCATAGAGTTCTCGAAAATCATCTTGTTCAGCTACACCTTTATCAAAGTCTGCTTTGTGTGCTGTTTTAATTAGTCGATTAACAAATGCCTTGGGTAGTTTATATTTTTCGGAAACCAGTTCAACAATTGCTTTAACTTGCTCCTTTTCACCACCAATTCGCACCAGACAATCGGTCGCTTCTTTGACTTTAATTTTGATGTCTTTCCTATCTGCTGCACTTGTTGGAACAACAATTAGTTTACTCATATACACTCTTCTCCTATCGAATTAATAAAGCTTTTGACACTATCAACTCTGAATGATCTCCAACCAGCAGAATCTTCAGAATATGCATTGACAACATTTGGATTTATTTTTCTGTGCTTTGCCACTTGAATTTCAAGATCAGAGAGATTGATTATTGCACCTTTTGACACATATTTGTGTTTATCTTGGATCGGTTCAGGTATCAAATTTGCCAACCTAATTGCCTCTTCGGATGGAACCTGCGCTGCATTGAGTGTGCATAACATTACCCTCTCACTACCATCGACTTTGGTAAAAGTAACTTTACATGTACCCATGCGAAGTTGGTTAATCATGTCAGTTTTAAGCATAACGAATCTCCTATCTCAATAATATATGATAATGATATGTGCAATTTATGTCAAATCTAGACCCACAATGTTTTTTACTTCATCAACTCGACTCATTAGTTCTTCTTTTTTGTCTGCTTTATCTGCTTCACTACCATGAAAGCTAAGTTCCCAAAGAACACCGTGGATGATTTGTTCAAAAGAAAATCGTTTCTTGCAAGATAAAACGTCGGGGATGATGTTTATATCTCGAGGATATTTTTTCCAGTCACCCCGAATTCTAAATTCTTCATTTAGTTTAATGGGTAAAGCTTTGAGTGTTTCGATTGGTGAAAAGTCGATTGCCCAGTTGATTCTGGTTCCTTTTTTGAATGCTGGAGGATCAGATGGATTCTGCCAGCTTTCATACTTATCTTCCTTCAATTCGTAACCGACACCGTGGAAACATGCTCGATCATCACCTTCTAGTTGAGGCCCATCACCCCAATCACACATTTCGGGATGCCAATACAACTCTAGGTATTCAATTTCATCTGGACCATACTCTGACTTAGTGGCACCACCTGAGCGACACCAATCTTTATACATCTGCATAACGAAACAGTTTACAAAGATTATATCACAAATTTCGGGTTCTCTTGCAATAAACAGAAAAACGTCATCCAATGTAACTCCTTCTTGTAAGTTACAAGACATATCTCTTTTGTGAAACCATTTATCAGTTATATCGACTTCGACATAGCTGCCCTCTTTTTTATCTTCGCAGTATACCCATTTGTTTTCAATAAGAATACCACCTTTACGAAATTCTAAGCCATATGTCATCTCAAGTCCCCAAAATCAAACGTACACTGGTAGTAGTTATTATTTTCAACTGTGCAATCCAAATTACCAACATCAGTCAATAACTCATAAACTTCATTTTTAACTTCTTCAATCCTTTTTGCTGGTTCCATTTTATCTAGAGATTCCCACCATTCATCTGACCCCTCAAAAACAGTAACAGTAAATATATATTTCCTCATTGTGGGAACCTCACCTTTCCATCAACTACAGGTAATCCGTACCCATTAATTGGTACGGATTTTTCTTTGTAATAACCATAAAATGAAGACTTTGGTTCTCCATATTCTAATGCTATTTTGACACAATCAATACAAACGTAGTGACCATTCCAAGAACCTTTGGTACAAAACCTAACATCATCAATTATCTTGTTTGACATTTTTATCGCTCGGTATGCTGGTTTTTTCTGTTCGCAAACTTCGCACACATCGGAAACGTTATAATATTCCCTTTCTTGATAAATGTCAAAATATGGTGAATCCAAAGCTGCATCAATACGCTTGGATATACATTTTTGACATATGCCACCATCTTTAGATGAGTATGTAACTCCTAATCGATGTTTCAGTGGGTAACCGCGTTCAATCCAAATATCAAACCAATTAAACGGCATTTTTGTGTTACAGTCAATACATCGATACGGCTTTAGGTGATAAGATACCCACCCTTTGATATTACCCCAACGCAGTCGGTATAACCAACTGGGAATAGAGAGATTAAAAGAGAATTTAACCTTTTTCATGTTAATCGGCATTGGATTGATAAAACCCTTGATGTTTATGAAGTCCCTCTAATTCATCTGCTGTACGGTTGATGTAGCTGACAAAGAATTGCATCTTATCGAAGCAGGAAGAGTGGGCAGCAGCATCACGCAGCACCTTCGCTTTAGCTTGCCGCAAGGCGGTGTCGTCGGAAAGGATGGAGAGTGCTGCTTCACCTACACTAATAGCATCCACCATTGACGGTGACATTCCTGCACTTCTTGCTTGATCCGCAGTTATTAGGTTTTTTAAGACACCGTTCAGCGCCTCCCGCAACTGCTGCTCGCGGGCTTGCGAGGCGGCTAGTTCTGCTGTTAGAGTATCCCTGTCCTTCACCAACAGGTTCCAATCCGCTGTCATGGCGGCGAGTTGTTCTACCAATCTATCCACCTTACATAGGGCTGCTTCCTGTCCTTGTTTCCACTCATCCCGCTCACGGCGCAGGGTCTCGACGGTGTCGTTTAGCTCGCGTATTTTTCTGCTAGTTTGTTCAGCATTGAGGTCATCAATGTTTGAGTATTTCGGGTTCATTTCCCTTGCTCTCCATTTTAATATAAATTTTCACTATATAATCTACCTTCATCACCACCACAGCGACGAATGATTTGGTTGTTGAATGTTGCGTTTACCCAAGCTTCTTCTCGAGTGAGGAAGTTTCCCCATGTGTCAATAAACCCTTGCTCTGAGTTACGACCATCCCAATCAATATGAATAAGCTTATACTGATCAATCTGTTTATGCATCGTCGAGTCGAAATGTCGCGGACCTAAGATAATATCACCTGTATCTCGATGCCTGATTGCTGCACATACTACTCTTTTCATATTTTCACCATAGCGGTGGGCTGATGCCAGCCCACTTCTTAACAATGTTTATCATCTGCCTGTAATCATGCGTTCCGAGACCTAGGTCGGGGTTGATCAGAATAATTCTATCCTCAGCCAAGTTGTGACCATTTTGGTCATCAAGCGAAGAACCAGACATCGGATCATCAATGATTATGTATTCCTCAATCGAATGACGATTTACAAATTCCGATATTTCTGCTGCACGGCCACAACTCTTCCAAGGCCGATCCCGCAACTCAATGGTTGCCCAATCATCAGCAAGACTCAAACCCAAACCGTTGGTGTTGAACAGATCGATACATTGATCTTTGTCAATAAACCTCTTCCAAGAGGAACTGACAACAGTTTGAAACTTGAATGTGTCATTTAAGAAGTTCAACATCTCAACAGCTAGTGGATCCATTTTCCAGTAGCTAACAATGTCGGGCATTTCGACAGAACCTGGGTATGGTCGTCGGTTATCTCGATGAAATGAGATGTATCGATCAGGAAACAGTGGACCATCAAAGTCTAAAAATAAGACATGATTCATTGTCTCACTCTTTTCCTTTACTATTTTGTTAGTCATTTGTTTTGTACTTTCTTGGTACATTGTCATACACACAAAATTCTTCACCAACCAATTCTGCTCGATTGACACCATTGTTACTAATAACAATCCAGCAACGGTCTTTAATGTCTCTGAATGCGGATGGTCGAGTTACACCGGCGCATCCAGAGAGTATTGAGATCAGAATAACATAGGCAATGAGTTTCATCAGAACACCTTGATCTCGAAGTAACCATCAACTTCAATGAACACCTTCCCGACGCAGTAGGTAAAACCATCGTTGTACTTGCGGCCCGTATTCGCAAAATTTTCAGCATCAATATCAGCGGCGAACTGGGCAGTGTATAGTTTTGCCATTGCGAAAACGCTATTCCAACCTGTTTCAGAAAAAGTTTCGTTTACTGGCACACCGTCAACTGTCTTGTGTCGGAACACATAAAACCGACTGTGGCTTGCGTCATTTGTGTAACGTGGAACTGCCATTTTATGCTATCTCCTGTAGCCTAATTGCTAAATCGTATGCGGTTGGACTTTGCAAAACCTCTGCCGAATGTAACAACTCCGCGGCCGCATCAAGAATCAACTTCCTGCGTTCGGCTAGTTCAGCAGCAACTCGTTTTTCTTCACGCCTAGCAAATACATACGCTGGGCTGAATGTATCTACAACTTTACACATGAACATAGTAAACTCACTAAAAATTGACTTAAAATAATTATACACGAAATACAATGATTACCCAACAGTTTTTGTAACCTTTTGTTTTGTATATACAAATTCACCAAATACATGAATGAACATAAGGGCATCATCCTCATACTTGAATGAAAATATCATATGTTTCTTAGTGACAATGACAGTCCAAAATACTCTACCACTTTTTACTTGAGAAAAATGATTATAGCACCAATCAGACATTTCACCTAACTTCTCGACATTCTTTGAATAAACATCAAACCAACCATCAAAGTAGGTTGATAAATCTTTCTCCTTAGCCATATCTCAAAACAAGCATGTGGTATGCGTCGGGTGTTATAATAATTCTTTTTCTTTGCTTATACCCCGGTGGGTGTTTTGATGAATCAAATTGTGGTCTATCGTGATATGTTGCAGCATTGTGTTCTTCAACTAACCATTTAGTAATCTCGTCGTTACATTCGACCACATACCACTCTGCACCCATAACTGCCGGTTCGTTGAAATGGTGTATAACGTGGTAATTAGATAAATATATTTTAATTGCCTTTTTAAGTTTAGCTAACGTATCACCTTCATCATATTCAGTAAACATCGTTTAGTCCATCCATGCGGTTGCAAACATAACAGCACAAGATTCATCGTAAATGAAAAATAATGTGGCTCGGGAATCAACTGACTTACACTCCCAAATCATCCGACCATTTTGCACTTGCTCACCAAAATTCTCAATACAATACCTATAGGCAGGATCAATGTTGCTTGGAGTTTTAATTTTAAATTCCCAGCAAATCATTTCTTTTCGTATAAGAGAGCTTCTAAATGTTTGTAATCATCATATGCATTTTGCAATGCTGCATACTTCTCTAAGAGGTTTGGGTCGGGTATTAAAATCGACAACCTTTTATTGATTAATTCTAATGATTCGGCAAGTGACATACCTTTTATCATTATGTCACCATTAAACACAGCATCCCCATTAACTTCAAGTACACCATTTGGTGAAATGGTAGCGGCCGCGGCGGATGAACTAGAAACCAGTAAATTACTATTGGGATGAGTTTGATTTGTCGATTGCCAAACTGTTCCCACAGGAATAGTTGTACTACCCATCATCTTACTGTGTTGCCCAGTAAACTAATCAACAGTTCATCAACAACGCTTTCTTTAAAGTCGGGGAAAATTGAAAAGAGAAGAAACTCATCTACCTCTTTATATTTCTCTCGTTTTTTCCTTTCAACCTTCACCAATGAACTTGGTTGAACTCCGTAAGATCCACTACCATGAGATTTGAACTGTAACTTTTTACCTCTTCTACCCCAAGCACAAAACCATTTATCTTGTGCCTTAAAACATGTCCATACTTTATCGTGGTTGTCCTCGTTGCACCAACCAATGAAATGAAACTCAAACTCAGGCATATCAGTCATGTTAAGAATACTCCACAGTTGTACCGTGTGGTGCAATCGAACTTGATTTGTGGGCTAGCCAAATGGTGTCACAATACTCTGGATCACCCCAAGTTCCGCACATCATGTCGGTAAATATAACTAGTTGTTTTGGGACAATATCGTTGTTTTTGAGAAACTCATAGATACAATTGAAGTCTGTACCGCCACCACCTTGTGGTATATATTCTTCAATCTCATTAATGTTATCTTGTGTGAAAACTTTATAGTTGTAGCATGTGGTGTCGAATGTGAATATACCAATCTTGAATGACCGATACTGTTCCATGATGCCAACTATCTCACCAAAGAAATCATTTAATTCGGTTTGCCCAATTGATCCACTCATATCCAATGCCGCATCCAATTCAACGCATGGTTCTTTCATCATACTAGGTAGAACAGCATCACAACTCCATCCACGACGACTAGGCTTCATGTAAGAGAAGTCGTTTTTAATTTGTGATTCTGCTGCCATTGTTAGAATCTGCCTCCAGTCCATTTTGGACTCGGTTAATGAATCGACAAACCTCCGCATACCTGCAGGCACTTTGCCTGCGCCTACAGCTTGAACAGCAGATAAAATTGCCTCTTTTATTTCATCGGAAATTTCTGCACGCTCTTGGGCGGATAGAACAGGCATTTTTCCCCGCTTGCCACCATCATCCTTACCTTTGTTTTTACTGTTACTGGACGACTCATTCATATGATCGTCAATTAACTTTTCAAGTAATGTTTGAATCTGGCTCTTCGGTTTCTTTAATAAGTCTTCGTAAATTTGCTCAAAAGACCAACCATGATATTTGACATCATAAAGACAAGTATCAATTCTTTTACCTAAGTTGTATTCTATACATGCATCATTAACTGCATAGTCGGCAGCTAGGTCACTAACTTCCTCAATCAGACCAATACTTCTATTCAGATGGTCGAATATGACATGTAGAATTTCATGACCAACAAGGAAGGTAACCTCTTCTTGTTTTAACTTCGATACAAACTCGGAGTTATAGTACATGAACCGACCGTCAGTTGCCGCAGTATCACACCATTCATCAGCATTAACCAATTTTAATCTGGTTGCAATGTTACCAAAGAAAGGCTCGTGCATGAGGAGTGATACCCTCGATAGAACAAGCATCTCTTTTGCTCTTGCATCAACTGCAGGATTAGTTTCCATATTATCTGCCCGCTGCGTTCAATGATGCCTTCAGAACAATGGCACCCGCTCCTTTTTTGTATCGCTCGAAATGAGTCAATTTCCTTGGTGTGAATGGGAGACGGAACTGTGAAGTTGCCATTCTCATTCCCATAACTTGAATTTCAATATCCAAATTATCCAGGATATAACCTAGCATATTATCAGCAGCTTTATGCCACTTTTCTTCCTCTTTGGTACCACCCATCTTCTTCCAAAGATCGTCTAATTCGTAGTTGAGTGATGTGACCAAAGAATACTGCAGACTAATACCTTTGTGTTCAAGTTCTTTAACTGTACCGTCTAGGATCTTTTTAGGATCGGGCAGTTTGCTTGCATTCTTTCTGTGGGCTAGGAACTTTAGTGCCAGACCTTGACCGATAGTACCAGAAATAATGTCGGTTGCGGTTAATTCATCACAATCGTCATCTAGGAGACGGGAAACAAATTCCCATGACCGTGGTGTTGCGAATGCCTTTTCGTTCGACTTTGGATCGAAGTCACAAAGACTATTTTTACTAAAGTTCAAGAAACCAACAACATCTTTATGGATGCGGTTATCGGTTGCCCACTCGTTCCACGAATCGAAGTCAACTCGTAGTTCGAAGTGAACGAATCGGTTAGCCAATGGTGTTGGCATTTTGTATGTAACACCACGGTCACTGTCTTTGTTACCCGCTGCAATGATCACAACGTTGTCTGGCAGAATGTAAGTTCCGACACGACGGTTTAGAATCAACTGATATGCAGCAGCTTGCACGGCTGGCGCAGCAGTATTCAATTCGTCAAGGAACAAGAACACAATAGGCCAGTTCTTTGCCTCTTTCGGTGAAGGCAAATCAACAGGTGGAGCCCATTCCATCAAACCAGTTTCTTTATTGTAGAATGGAATTCCTCGTAGGTCAGTTTGTTCGCATTGACCCAATCGCATATCGTAAAGGATACCACCCATCTCTTTACATAAAGATGCAACAACGTCTGACTTACCAACACCAGGCGATCCTGTAATCATTGCAGGAATTTTCGATTTTATACAATACGAAAGGGCCCGACGAAGGGTTTTCGTTGTAACTGTCCTACTCTCACTTACATCATGGTTCGATGCCATCATATCTCCATTATAAATTAAATACTAAATTTGGTAATTGGTTCAACTTCATTAATTAGTCTATCAATATAGATTTTCTTTCCGTTAATTTTTACTTTGATAGTAATATATGCTCCATCAACTTTCACAACTTTGCCTTCGTTGACTTGCAGGGGCATTCTAAAGATAACTTTACTCTTCGTTTTCATTGACTACTAGTCCTTTTTGTTTGGTCCAATTTTGAATTTGGCCGCAATCTAAACAATAAGTAAAATCCATATAATCACCATTACCTATCCCTAAACCGGTTGGGACATAGCCATCATATTCAACATTGTTATCTCGTTGGTTTGCCCAAAACATGTCACTAACTTTCCCACCAACTTCGATCAATCTATTACTACCGCATTTGCAACTCATAATATAATATTCCTTATCCGTGCTTCAATAGGTACTCGTTAGATACTGCCTTCCAATGTTCTTGCCCATCAACTCTTTTGTAAACCAATCCTTCCCTTAAGACATTGGGATTAATAGCAGACTTCCCATCCGACATCCGCAGAACGAGGTCAATGTCAAGGTTAAGATCCTTACCTAGGTCACGTCTTTCAGCAACAACCGGAACGTGCTTCAGCCCCAACAATTCACATACTTTACGTCTAACGTCCGGAGGAGAATATTGGCCCTGTTGGCTCTCATATATTGCAAACACATAGAAATCTTGGCCCTTGATACCGTAATGGTTACCTTGGACACCTTCACCGATAACTTCACCTTGAACTGCAATGTTGATAAACCCTTCAGCACGCATTTTCGCCTCAATGTCATACTTCCTAGCCATTGCCCAAAGAGTGTTACCTTCGGTTTCTTTTAGGTTGAGGTTACGACTACACACAATAAACTCACCATCGACCATCCCAACAGTCATAGAACTGCCTTCGAGTTTTTCAGTAACTTCGTAAGTGTATTGAGAAAGCTGCGACCATTCGTTGGTTAGATTCTGAATCCGCTCTTCGTCGGTTTTAGGAATGCTGCTTGGCCAAGATCCTTTAACCACTCCAGCGAGGTTAGCAGAAACAGGAGGTTCGTATTTAATTATACCTAAAACAGAACTAACATCTGCACCTTCCTCAACTTTAATCCCGTTATAATAAACATTTTCATTTACTTGAACAGAAACAACATCTTTGATTAATGACATTTCATTAACGGGGAGAATTAACCCTTGGCTGATCTGCCCACGCAACCTAACAGTCCGCAGAACCTCTCCTTCAATACCCTCATAAACTCGAGGAGTCTTACCTTTGCTTAGGAACGGTGCAATTGTATGTGGAATCCAAGAGTCGACCTCGCAATAAACAACAAGGTTCCCAACGTTAAATTCGCCTTTCTTCACAACCACTTTCCATGAGTTGATGGTTGCACACTCAATTGCATCAGCATCTTTGATAGGTTGAATATCAAGGATCTTTTGAATACTTGCCAATTTTCTAATACTCACAATTTACCCCACAGAAACCATGTTAATAGAGCTGAGCCCACATATAAAACTAT